AGCCCCCTGGGCATACCACCATTTTAGGGGCAATTTCCACTGTGGCAAAAAGGCCACACTTAACCAGGTTACAGGAGCACTGATGAAGTTCAATGAGATCAAGGCCCCCCGTCCTTTTGGGGACCAACCGCGCCCCTGGGTATTCCTTGCGGGGAGTATCGAAATGGGATTGACCGAACGGTGGCAAGAGACTGTGGCAAATGCGCTCAGTGATTATGCTACGGTGCTCAACCCGCGGCGCGATGATTGGGATTCGTCTTGGCGGCAGTCGATTGATGATCCCCGGTTTCGGGAACAGGTGGAATGGGAGTTGCTCGCACAGGAGCAGGCCGATCTGATCGTGATGTATTTTGCCCCGGGGAACAGGTCGCCGATTACGCTCCTGGAGTTTGGCCTCTCCGCCCGCAGCGGATGCCTGATTGTCTGCTGTCCAAAGGGGTTCTGGCGCAGAGGCAATCTTGAGGTTGCCTGCCATCGTTATCATGTGCCGCTGGCCGGGTTGCTGGAGGGCACTATAGCTCTTGCTAAGGTACGGCTGCTTACGGACGGCGCCTAGGGGCAAATTCCGATGGCAAGTGAGCACAAGCAAGGCATTTTGAGGGCAATCCTGAAATCAAGCAATCGGTGGGTTGCCATATCTTGGCGCGGTAGACATTGGCGAGTGAGGTTTGACCTATTTGGGGCGGCGCTTACTGTGGACGGTGGCAGATTCGCATGGGCATACGAGCACGGCCGAGCATGGCGAGCAATGGCGGACAGACTGTCAATAGTCACCGGGCTTAGCGTGCGAATTTGGCCATTAAGGGATCACTAGTCGAAAGGAGTGCAGAAGATGAGTCGAGGATATAGAGCACAGCCCGAGGATTTTACCCAGTGCAATCGCTGTAAGGCCGATATGGGCGGTTTAGCTACTCTTGAGGTACTAGACCCCCCGAGGCGTAACAAAATACGCTGTGATAGCCAAATGCGCGCAATGCGGCCACTGGGTACACGTGGCAGAAATTAACCCGGTTATGAGGTCAACCGATGAAACCTAAGCCACTGCTTGAGACGTACTTCTCAGAATATAGCCAGTGCCTATGGGCAGAAGAGGATTCCGATATAGAACGCCTTTACCACCAAACCCCAGACGAGTGTATAGCCGGATATCTAGGCGACCACTACGGAGAACCCCCGGCCGAAATTATCATTTGCGCGTTTGCTAGGATGAAGCTAGTAGGGAGCGACCTTGATCCCGATTGGCTTCTAGAGTGGTTGCTAGAGCGGTGGGATGAAGAATACGGGGATCCCGATGAAGCAACAAAGGCAAGCAAGGCGATGGTAAAGGCGGCCGAGGTATTCATTACAGCCATTGCGGCCGAGTATCGTGTATGGGCCCATGAGTCAACCGCGGCGTTTCTGGTAAATGTCGAGGAATGGAGATCGGCGGTAGGAAAGGAGGGCGAATCAGTCTAGGCTAGTCTCTCGGATGCGCTCTAGTTCAACCGCTAGAGCCCTAGAGTCGGACGATATGCCGTTTTCTTCTAGCTCGGACTGGTATACCCCTACCGCCTCCCCTAGTAGCAGTATCAGCCGGTTATGTGGGCCGGAGGCTACCCATGTTTTCATCGCGTTGCTTAGCCGCACTAGAAGCGCGTCCCTACTACGCGCGTAGCTAGCGCCGTTTTGCGTCCTAGCGCTTCCGCGCAACGTGCTTCCGCTCCAATACTCGGACCCTTCAATCAAGGCCCGTTGGTAGCTACCTCGGCAAAGGTTCAAAGCCGCCCGTTGTACCTCGGCTTGATCTTGCCGTAACCATTCCAGGCTAGTCCCTTGCTCAGCTCCACAAGTCGGACATTCCGTGTCCCCACAAATACATCGCATTAGAACCCTCCCGTTTCAGACCGATCGTGGCAATTATCGTATACGCGATCCGCTTCCGCTTCCGCGTCCCCCTCGCAATCCTCGCACAATATCCCGTAGGGGGTGCAACCGGCCGGGGTGCTTCCGCAATTGTCGCATTTGGTGATTTTGGCTTCGGTTGGCATTTTTCGTTTTCTCCCGTTTGGTTTGGCCGCCCCAAGGGGGAGCGGAGTAAAATAAAAAGAGCGTACATACATTGTTAATACGTGTCAACTATTTTGCGGGTTAACTCGGTTAACGGCTACGATTGCCCATTATGAGCGCTACAGATAAACCCTGGGATCGTCGCAAGGGCGAAACCTCAATGGGATACGGCCGATTCGTCGCCTTTTTGAACCTGGGATCCGAGCGCACCCTAAAGCGCCTATCAGATTCCCACAATTGGGGCCATAGCAGCCTTCTGCGGCTTTCCGCTCTCAATGATTGGATGGATCGCTCCGCTGCTTACGATCAAGCTGAATTCGACAAGAGCCTGGCTAACCGCCAATCCGCCAGGGAGCGAGTACGGCAGCGATTCATCAATCGGGCCAATGAATACGCCCAGATTATCGAAGAAATCGCACAAGGGGAGCTAAGAATACGCCGCGATTCGGCTGGTAACCCAGTCCCCGGGCAGACTACCCGCGACTTGGTACCCATCGTAAAAGCCTCTACTCGGCTACAAGCCGCCATAAAAGGGCTTGAATTGGCCGGTATTACCACCCCCCGAAGGGTCGAAATCGCCACCCAAGACAGTCAAGCGGCAGACATACACGCCAGGAATACCCTTAGAACCCTCAATATTGAGCAACTAAGGGTCTTAAAGGAGGGTTTGCAAGGTATGGAGGGGGAAACTACCGGGGAGGGGGAAAAGGCCGAGGAAAACCCGCTACGGGTCCATTAGGGGCCTAGATACCGATCGCATCCTGCATATCCGCTTCGTCCATTTCCCCGCAGACCCACTTGAGCACGCTTACCAGATCGTCCGGTGAGAATTTGGCATCACTGGATACCATGCTGATAGCTTCCGCGATCTTCCGGATATCCTTCAAGCCGGGGCGGCTACTGATACCGGCTGGCGCCTTCGGGGGAATCTCGGCCGTGGGGTCTCCATTGCTTGGGGTACTGTCGGACGGTCCGGCCGGGGCCTTGCGTTTGGCTTTGGCGATCGCGGCTTTGAGTTTCTCATTTTGCGCGGTAGCGCCGTCGACCGTGGCCAGGTTTCGGGCCAGGCTATAGGTTATCTTGCCTTCCCTGAGAGCGTTGCGCGCCTTGGCACTGAGATTTTCGAGGCTCCTACGCTGGGAAACCCACGCTTCGGTGCGGCCCCAACGCTCGGCTACCTGAGAGGGGGCCCAACCGAGTTCAATCAAGTTGACGATCGCTCGGCTTTCCTCCAATGCGTCAAGGGGACGGCCGCCCGAACCCGTAGACAGGGCTACAAAGAGCCCCTCGGCCTGGTCTGTGAACGTCTCTACCTTGACCGGTACAGTTTCCAGGTTGGCGGCAAGGGCGCAACGCAGCCGCCTCTCGCCGTCGATTAGCTCCAACGCCTTGCCATGCTCGGCCGCCTTGGGGGCTTTGCGCACTAGGAGCGAGACCCGAACCCCGTTTTGAGCGATATCCGCTTCAAGATCGTCCGTTTCGAATACCTCTCGGGGATTGAAACCGTCCAATACGTGGATCGTGTCCGGATCTGCGCTGTAGTAGCCACTTGCTTTTTTCATTCTGTCTTTTCTCCCGTTTTGCTCCGATTGGAGCGTTGAAAATAAACCGAATGCCAGTGTACACACATTGTCCATACACGCAAGTGAATTTTGCGCGGGTAGGTGTGGGAAGGCAAAATAGCGGGATGGGAGCGATAGAAAACGCGGTTAACGCGCTTGGTGGCGTATCGCTACAACGCGCTAGAGCCCTGGTCTCGGCCGCATTGGCGCACCACTCACTTGCCGAGTTCATCAAACAAGCTTGGCACGTTCATCACAGCGGCCCGTTGCAATGGAATTGGCACCTTGACGCGATCTGCAAACACCTTGAAGCGGTGTTACCCCAGCGGCGAATCAGAAAACTGATAGTCAATATTTCACCGGGTTGTATGAAATCGTTGGCCGTGTCTGTTTACTGGCCGGTTTGGTTATGGGCCCGGGACCCGTCAATGCACGTATTGGCGGTTGCGGCCGCTAATGATGTAGCACTAAGGGACGCAAGGCGCGCCCATGAGTTGATCGTAAGCGAGTGGTATCAGGCAACCATAGCACCGGACTGGAAATTTGACGCTTCCCAGGATGCGAAGGGGTATTTCGTCAATACGGCGAATGGTAGCCGTATGTCGCGATCTACCGGTCAAAAAGTAACCGGATTGAGGGGCGATCTGATTCTCTGTGATGACTTGCTAGACGCCAGGGATGCCCACAACGATAAAAAGGCATTAGTCGATCATACGATTTGGTTTGATGAAGGTTTGTCAACGCGTAAGACAAGCGAAGAAACACCGATCGTAATCATTGGGCAGAGGTTGCACGAGCGAGACATAACCGGCCATTGTCTGTCAAAGGAGTTTGGCGGTTGGCAATTGCTGCGTATCCCAATGGAGTTTGACGGCAAAGCCCCGCCTACCTCGATAGGCTGGCAAGATCCGCGCACTAAGGAGGGGGAATTGATGTTTCCGCAACGGTTTGACGCGGAAACCGTAGAAGATATCAAGCGGACAATCGGCCCCCGAGCCTATGCGGCGCAGTATCAGCAACTGCCGGCCCCAGCCGAGGGGGCGATCTTCCGCGAAAAGACCTTCAAGTATTACGAGCATCAACCGCAAGGATTCGACTTCATTATTCAGAGTTGGGACTTTGCGTTTAGGCGTTCTAGTCAAGCGGATTTCTCGGTGGGTCAAGTATGGGGCGTATTCGGTTCGGAGCGATACCTACTGGAATCGGTGCGGGAGCGAATGAACCTACCGGATTGTATACTCGCCATTAAGGAGCTTGCTAGACGTTGGCCGGGGGCCAGGGCGGTACTGGTCGAGGCCAGGGCAAACGGGCCGGACGTTATCAGGGCGGTACAAACCGAAGTCGTCGGGGTAATACCAATTGAGCCCAAGGGTTCCAAGGAAGCACGTGCGGCCGCTGTTACTCCACAGCTTGAAGCGGGAAACATTCACTTCCCAAGGCGCGATCTAAAGCCGTGGGTTGATGCTTTCCTGCGGGAGATAATGAGCTTTCCGGCCGCATCAAAAGACGATCAAGTAGACGCTATGACGCAAGCCTTGATTTGGATTTCTCAAAACCAGCAGACCCTACCAGGGATCTTGAGACTGTAGGAGCAATCGCATGAGTTGGCTAAGCAGGATGTTTAAGCGGCGTAGTCCGGTAGGCGAACAAAAATCGGTTCCCTTCCTCGTAACCGTAGCGCCGGAAGCGGACGGGTTTTATCCGGCCGTGACTTTCGGGGGTGATAGCCTCGAGACTGTACTAGAAGCGGCAACGTGGAGTTACGCTTGTATTACGGGGAACGCGAAAGCGATCGCCAGCCTACCGGGTATCGTGCAAAGGGCTGGTACAGACGAAGATTCCCAGGACTGGATTAAGACTAGGGATCAACCGGCGCTAAGCGAGTTTATTAAGGCGCCTATCGGGGTAGGCTTGCAACCGGATTGGGGTTGGCAACACTTGATCGAAGTGGCGGCAATGCAAACCCTGCTTTGCGGAAATTCGTATTGGGAGATCAGGCGGGTCCGGAGGGGCGAAAGAGTATTGGTCAAACCGATACACCCGAGCAATATCGATCCGGTTGACGCTTCCGGTGCTACCACGGGAGAAAACCCGGTTAAGGAATACCGGGTAGTGCAAAACGGCAGTATCCGCACACTGCGCCCCTCTCAAGTTGTCCACATTGCCAATGCTAGCCCCGGTAGCTTGCTAAAGGGACATAGCCCCCTGGCAACCGCCCTACGCCCAATTCAGATTGACCAAACGGCCCACGAGAGACAAAAGGGGAACCTCTCGAATAAGATCGCGCCGGGGCTAATTCTGTCGGTTGAAGGGTTGTTCGGGTTGGCGCCGGAACAACGGGGAGAAGTAGAGAAATTCCTAAAGGATAACTTTCAAAAGGCTAGCGACGACGGCCGCCCCCTGGTACTAGGTGAGAAAACCAAAGTAGCAGCGGCCCCCGATACGAATAAACAGCTTGATTACTTCGATACTAGGCGGTTTAGCCGCGAAGAAATGTTGGCTATCTTTAAGACGCCTCCGCCGATTGTCGGGGTATACGATGCGGCCACGCTTCAAAACTTTGCGGAAGCGCGAAAGATTTGGTGGCAAACCGGTCTGTTTCCGTTGCTTGCCCAAACGATTCTTGAGGCGTTCAACCGGCAATTGGTTTGGCCGGTGTTTGGTAGTGACTTGCGCCTATGGTTTTCGCTTAATGATAGCGATATTGGGTTGCAATTGTTCGGCGAAAAGGTGGACACGGCGCAGAAGCTAGTTACCCTGGGGTACCCCACCAATATGGCGGCCGAGCGTATGGGTCTAGGGATGCCACACGTTCCCGAGTTGGATATTCCGAATACGCAGTTTGTGGTAGCCGGACGCACCGACGAAGAATCAACCGAGCCCGAAGAAACCGAAGAATAAGCCAAGATTTTGCCGATGGGTCGGCTTTAGAGTTTTTTGCGCGGTTTGGTAGCGCCCTGTATAACCGGGTTAAATGGCTACCTCGATTAAAGGCCTTGCGGCTGTTTTCGGAAACGTCGATTTAGGCGGAGATGTAATACACAAGGGCGCCTTTGCCGCGTCAATCGAATCCGTTGGTAACGTTCCGATCTATTGGGAGCACGAACACGGGATGGGGGCCAGCGAGACCTTGCCAATCGGTAAGACAACCGCACTTTTTGAGACCCTGGACGGTTTAGGGTTTGAGGGTTTTGTCAGTGCTACCAGCCGCGGGTCGGATGTTCTAGTGCTGTTATCAGACGGGGTTGTCTCTGAAACGTCGATTGGGTTCAATGTACCCGAGGGGGCTCAAGAGTTCGACGAAAACGGCATACGGCATATTTTCGAGATCGACCTTATGGAAATCTCAATCGTTACTTGGGGGATGAACCCCCTTACCATATCTGAATTGGCTTCCCGTGGTGCGCCTAGCCTTTCCTCCATTTTCGCCGATGAATTGGCGCGCCTTAACAAACACCTAGCGAGGTAATCAGGAATGAAAAAGCGACAGAATAGGGCGCAAATGGGGCGAAAAAGCGCTGAGAACAAAAGCCGGGTTGCCGTTACTAGTGGCGATACTGCGCCCCCAGCGGCTTCCCCCGAGTTGGTAGCCGTTATCAAGTCCGGCTTTGCTGAGCTTGGCGGCAAGATCGGGAATATGGATTCCCGGATCTCCGAATTGGAGAAAACCGCCGGTGCGGCCCGGTTGCCTACTGAGGTTCCTAAGGCCCCGGCTGCTACGGAGGAATTCGTTTCGCTACAGGTCAAGGCGCAGGCCGACCGTATCCAGAGTGATTTCCAAATGCGGTTGGATGGTATGGAGTCTCGGCTATCCGAGACCCCTGCCACCCCCGAGCAAAAAAAGACCTTCGCCGAAATGATCCACGCTAGCGAGGCTTACAAAAAGTCTCTAGCGCGAACCGGTGATATGGATCGCACTAAGCGCAACTTTGGGGTCCGAGGTAGCGAGTTTTCGCTAATCGCACCGGCCGAGGGTAAAGCGGAAATCACGCTAGGTAGTGCCGAGCTTAGCCCCCTCCTGGTACCCTTTCACCGGGGGCCGGTTGTCGAGCCTAAAACCGAGCGTTCCGATTTCCTTCGGTTGATCCCCCGGGTTCCGATCGGCGGCAAGGAAACCTACGATTTCCGGCGCGAGACTGAGGCGTCCCGGCTGGGGTATGTTTCCACCACGATCGTCGGTGCGGTTGCCGCAATCGATACTACGATTACCGTAGCGGACGCTAACGGGATCGTTACTGATACCTATGTACGGTTTCACGTGGCGGCCGGTATCCAGCGTTTCCCCGTTTCCCGCGCTGGTAATGTGCTTACGTTGCTTGACGCGCCGGGGGGTTCCCCTACCGCGTTTGGGACTACCGCCGTGGGTGGCGAGCGCGCCACGTCTGAGAACTATGGAGCAACCGCGGAATCGGCCGAGAAACCCTTCGGGATTCTTGAGTATGAGACGGTGATTCTTACGCTCAAGACGTTTGCTACCGTCCTGGGTCTCACTCAGCAGCGGATGGATTCGCTCCCCCAATTCCAGGGATTTGTGGAGCGCAAGCTTCGGGCCAGCGCACTTCGTAATCTGTCGTGGCAATTGCTGTATGGCGATGATGCTTCCGCGCTTGAGATCCCCGGGCTCGCAAGTGAGACCGGGGTACAGACCTATGCTTGGTCTAGCGGCGTGGCCGGTGACACTATGGCTGATGCGGTTGCCCGCGCGGCTGCACTGATTCCCGGAAACGGTATGTTGACCTTGACGATCAACAAAGCCGATTGGAATAGCATCAAGCTGGTCAAGGCTGCTGCGGATGGCCATTACATGCACACTAACTTGGGGCCGGTTGTCTTGGTAGATACCCCGACGCAAAAGTTCCTTGGGCCGTATATGGTCAATTTTGATGATGCGGTTGTTCCCGGTGACTTTTTCTTGGTGGATCACGCGGAGACTTCCGAGTGGCCGCACAAGGATCTTGCGTCCGCTTTTAGCGCCGGCTGGATCAACGATGATTTCATCTTGAATCAGCTTAAGGTGCGTTACGAGGATACGCTAAGCCATGCGATCCTTACTACCAGCGGCTACGTTTACGGCACGTTTGACGCTGCACCGTAAAGGGGGTTTGAAGTGGCAAAGCTTGCGATTGAAGTCAAGATGATTCGGGTTTGGGGAAACCTCCCGATCTCAGACAAACCGGTAAAGGTCCCATCTAGGGTAGCCGCGAAGATGATTAAACGCGGTTATGCGGTACTTCCCGAAGATGAGACCAAACCGACGAAGAAAAAGAAAAAGAAAAAGGACTAACCGTGGCGCGCATCGCTGATAGTTACCCATGGCCGGACGCTAGGAGCGATCTGAAATCGTACTTTGGGATCGCACCCGAAGATACGGCGGATGAAGCAAAGCTAAGACTGTGGTTTCTTACGGCGGTTGATTCGGCGGAACTATACGTAGACAAAGATTTCGTTGATTCGGCCGGTGCTTCTATCGCTCCGCCGGCTGCTATCACCGTTGGGATCTATGAATACGTGCGAGCGTTGCGCGATAGTGATCAACGCGCCTCCGGTGTCAAAGCAGTTAAGACCGGACAACTTGCCGAGACCTATGCGCAGGATGGCATCAAGGGCAAGCTTGCCCTACTAGCCGCGTTGCCTTTCTGGCGACCTTACAAGCGGGATTTGCTGGCCGCCTAATGTCTAGGGTTGTAGATACAGACCTGGGCTTTAGGCGCGCCCTTAGACGCTTTCGGGAAATTGACGATCTCGAGATTTCGGTAGGAATCGACGATCCGGAAGTCGCACGGTATGCCGCGATTCATGAGGTACGAACCGGGTATATGCGGGATACTGTAGACGGTATCAATAAAGGCGCAATGGCCGCCGAAATACGGGCCGCGGCTGTATCTGGCAGGAATGCCAAAGCGGTTGCAATCAAAGCCGCAGAAGACGCCTTACAGCGCATTAAACAGCGCGTAAACGACTTGGGTCTAGTTGATACAGGTCTGTTAATCGGTAGTCTAAGGATTATCAGTTGACGATCCTAGCCCTACAGACCCTGGCCGCTAGCAGACGGGGAGGAAACTACGTTGATGGGCAATACGCTCTGTCTACGGTGGCAACCTTCCCCCTTCGGGCTAGTGTGCAACCGATTGAACGCGAAACCGCGCAGCAATTACCCGAGGGGGCCCGGAAACGGGCCAAATTTGTACTTTACGCGGACGATAGGGAGTCTGCGCTTCGGGTGGTATCGCAGGGCAATCTAGGCCCCTCTGATTTGATCGAATTCAGAGGGGAGAGTTACGAGTTAATGGCGATCGGTGATTGGACAACCCACGCGGCCGGGATACCCCATCGGGAGTATATAATGCTTTCGGTTGGGGAAGATGAGTAATGGGAAACGTTAGCTATCCCATACTTGACCGGTTTCGGCCTTGGATTGAAGGCGAATTAACCGGGTTATCCGCTGTTATCTACGGGCGGCCAAGTCCGGCTAGCGCCCCCCGGCCGCCTAAACCCTACGCTTCGATCGAAGTGGTATCGGATACCGTTCTAGGTGCTACCCCATGGGACCATCAAACTGATATCCCGGCTGGGGCGTTATTCCGTAGGGACTTTTCGCACAAGTTCCAAGGGACTTTGAGAGTTGACCTTTACGGGGATGGTACTGCCGGCTTAGCGCGCCAACTTCAATTGTCCGTACGCAAGGAAGCAACGCGGCTAGCTATCGCCCCCCTGGCCCCCATAGCAGACTACGCGCTAGCCCCGATCGGGCCGGTGCTTAACGTTTCGGAGCTTAGGGATACCGAATGGGATCCCCATGCTCAAGTTGATTTCAGATTTCTTCTAGCGTTGACAATTAGCGAAGCAACGCAAGTGATTGATAGTGCTTCCGTAAACGTTACGGAAACAACGCCACCCTAAGGGGGAAAAAATGTCTTTTGATGATAAAATCGTTGTCAACATTTTTGCGGAAGCGCAAGCGGTTAGCCGCCGATCGTTTGGTACGGTGCTACATATTACCGACGATCTAGGGGCCGGCTTTACAGAGCGAGTGCGCTTCTATACCCGTAACCAGGATGCGCAAGCCGATACGGACCTTTTGACAACCGCCAAGGCGGCCGCTGCCGTTTTCTTTTCGCAGCCGGCCCACGGTCGGACCTTTGCAATCGGGCGGATTGACTACAGCGGCGCCCCCAATACGATCGCCGAAGAATTGGATTTCATTCTTGCCGAGACTAACGCATGGTATGGGCTTTGCGCTAGTAGCAGACTGCAAGCCAATATCGAGGAAATCGGAGCGTGGGCGGAAGCAAACGCGGTTCTCTACGCCCCGCAGGATGCAGACGCGGTTATTCTAACCGGCGGGGGCGGTACCGCGTTCGATACGATGTTTGCAGCCGCTTACGGCCGGTCTGCTGGGCTCTATTACTCCGATGATACCGATTACCCGGACGTTGCCTGGCTAACCGGGAAGCTTGCGGTTGATCCGGACGTTCGGACCACTACGTGGAGCAACCTCACTCTGGTAGGTATGCCGTTTGATATTTTGAACGGTACCGAGAAAACCAATCTCAGGGCGCTAAACGCTAATGCGTATCTGAGTATGGGGGGAGTAGGAGCAACCGGGGATGGTACGCTGTTTAGCGGCGCCTTTATCGATACCCTGATTTCAAAGGATTGGGTCAAGGCGCGGACTACCGAAGCGATTAGCCAATTGCTGCTAGACGTCTCGAACCTCGGCAGTAAAATCCCGTATACGGACGCGGGAATGGCACAGATTGAAGCGGTTATCCGCGGGGTGTTTCAACGCGGTGTAGCGGCCGGACACTTCCGGGACGGTTCGATTGTGATTGAGGTTCCGCCACTTAGTACCATCGATCCTGCTGTGGTCGCCAGCCGAGCGCTTACCATTGAGGCAAGCGTTATTCTGGCCGGTGCAATCGAGACTGTTACTCTAAACATCGCTGTTCTAGCGGCGTAGGAAGGTAAGAGATGGGAACTACCAGAGTTTACGACGTTAACCGGGTTAGCCTTACCTTCAAGGGTATTCCGATCGAAGAATTCGCCGATGGGGACGCCATGGTTGCGGAGTACGATGAAGATGATTTCGTAGTGGCGCAAGGCTCGCATGGTTCGGTGCTTCGGGCCGTCAAGCATAACAACGTTGTTACGCTTACCGTGCGGCTAATGCAAGGTTCACCGTCTAATGCCTACCTTTCGCAGCAAAGCAAAGTTGACCGGCTAACGGGCGGGGGGATCGGTTCCCTCATGATGAAGGATCTACTTGGGCAGGATTTGCTATCCGGCCCCTTCGCCTGGGTGATGAAACCGGCCGCCATGGGTATGGCTACCGAACCCGGGGAGCGTGAGTGGGTTTTCCAGGTCTCTAATGCTGAAATGGATCATGGGGCGAATACCGTTCCGGTTTAGGTCCTATCTATAAACCCCTGGCTATGAACGGGAGCAAATATGTCTAGGGATCCAGTAGTAACCGAAATCGAAACCGACGAAGGGATCGCGTTCTATAACACGATTCCGTTTTCCTATGATCAAGGGATCGATCTGCTTTCGATCGTATCCGAGATTATGGCCGAGACTATTGGCAAGGGAATCGGCGCAATGGCCGGGGGTAACCTACTTGATGCCGATTTAGGTGTGCTGGGGGAGGCGGTTTCTAGCCTTCCCCGGATGCTACAGAGCAAGGGAGGGGCGCAATTGGTGGCGCGGTTTTTTAAGGCTACCAAGTGCAAGCGGCCGGATAGCGGGGAGTGGTTAGACCTGGGAACGGCGGTAGGTAGAGATCGTGCCTTTTGTGGCAACTATGCTGAAAGCCTAGAAGCATTGGCTTGGGTGATCGAGATCAATTTCGGCCCTTTTTCGGGTCCTACCAATCGCTGGCGAAGGCTTTGGAGCAAGGGCGCCGGATTGCTAAGCAACGCAATGAGCGCGGAAGCGACGCAAAGCAGCGAAGCGAATCCAGGATAGCGCAAGCGAAAGCGGACGAAATGATTACCAAACTACAAGCCGAAATGAGGGGAACCCGGTTTCGATCCTGGGAATTCTGGTTTGTTTCGGCCGTGGGGCGGATATCGTTCAAGGAGCTATCAGAGTGGGGGCTTTGCGAAGTATTTGACGAATACTACGCATTACAACTCAGGGCGCTTGTAATGGGTGATTAGGGGCTCAATTTGGCTATCCTAAGAGATATAGTTACCCGCTTCGGCTTTGACGTTGATCAAAAAAAGCTAAAGGGACTTGAGAGCAACATAAGCCGGATAAAAACCGGCCTTATTGCTGCGGGTGCCGCGCTTATTGGTGGGGGGATCGTCAAGTCCATTACGGGAGTGGCCGATCAAGCTGATAATTATGCCAAGCTTGGGAAGGCAATGGGACTAAGCGCGCAAGCGCTACAGGAAATCGAATTCGCGGCTAATTTGTCAGGGGTTACGCTAGAAGAAACAACTAAGTCAATGCTACAGCTTGGCAAGCGCGCAAGGGATGCGAGTGTTGGGCAGAAAAAGCAGGTGGAAGCGTTCAAGGAATTGGGCGTAGAGGTAAAGAATTCACAAGGGGGCTTAAAGGGTCAAGGTCAACTCCTAGCCGAGGTAGCGGATCGGTTTAAGGCAATGCCGCAAGGGACGAAAAAAAGCGCCCTTGCTATGGAGATATTCGGTAAGACCGGCGCAAAGTTGATCCCTCTGCTTAACGAGGGTTCGGCCGGGATCAATAAGATGCGCAAGGAAGCGCGCGCCCTTGGGGGAGTGTTCTCAGATAAAGCCGCCAAACAAGCCGAGGATTTTAACGACGCGCTGCTACGGACTAAAACTGCTTTCAAGGGGGTCCGTAACCGGCTAGCGCTTCAATTGTTGCCGGCGTTAACCCGGTTAATGAAACGGTTTACCGACTGGATCAAGATCGGCGATAACTCTAAACGCCTAATGGAGGGGATCAAGCGGGCGGCCAAAGTTACGGCGGTAGCGATCGGTCTTATCATTACCGCCAAAGCACTAAACGGGTTTGTACAGTTCGGGCGGAATATGGCGGCTGGTATCTCGGTACTGATTAAGCTGGGATCGGTTGCAAAGGCTACCGCGATCCGGGTTGCTCTGATACCGCTTGGGATCCTTGCAATCGCATTGGCCATAGAAGACCTTGTAGGCTTCGCGCAAGGCAGGGACTCGGTAATCGGTCGGCTGCTCGGTGATTCTGCACTAGGCGAGGAAATAAAGGGGATCCTACTAGATATAGGGGCGGCCGGGATCGCCATTTTTAGGGAGCTTGCGCCGGTATTTAGCGACGTGTTTAAAACGGCTAAACCGCTTGTGATAGCGGTTTTTGCCGCGTTTAAGCCATTTATCCCAATACTTGGAAAGATAGCGGCATTTTTGATCAAGGTATTCCTAAAGGGGATCCTGCTTTTGCTGAAGGCAATCAAGTTTTTGATGCCCGCTATCAGGTTTCTAGTAAGGGCTACCATGGCTTGGGTTGGGGTGCTTTTCAAATTCTGGAAAGCTATTTTCTCAGCGCTTGCCTTTTTATGGAGAAACATAGTCAAGGGAATGGTTGCCGCTGTTAAATGGCTTAGACCAGCATGGGATGCCATAGCCCTAGTCATCGCGACCATTATAGGGGCCCTAAAGAGCGTTTGGGGTTTCATGGTTAAGGCAATGGCAATCGCACTGATACCACTCAAAGCCGCCTGGAATTTCATCGCTGGCATTATCAAGGGTATTGTTCGGGGTATCGCGAAAGTCTGGAAAGTGGTTCTAGGTGGGATGATATCGGGGGTCAAGGCACTGGGTAAGGTGTTTGCAAAGATCGGCAAGGGGATCGCGTGGGTTTGGAACAAAGCACTGGCGGCTATCCGGGCAGTAAAAAGCGCCGTTGGCAAAGCGAAGGAGCTTAGCCCGTTTAGCAAGGGACACCTAAAGCTAACTAAGGCGAGGGTCTCATTTAGAACCCCGGCCATTCCCCCAGGGCTGGCGGCCCCCGCTATCCCTGGCGCAGGCCGAGCCCAGGGCGGAACAACCGCCGTAACCAAAGTTGGGACCGTAGCGGTCAATATACAGGGGTCAACCGGGATGACTAGCCCGGAAGTTTCAGCCGCGGTTAAGGCCGGTGTAAAAGACGCATTCAAGGCCGAGATTGAAGCAACGTTTAGGGACATTAAGGCGCCGATCGGATGATACAGATATTCAAAGCGGACGACTTGTCTGGGTTGCCGATCTTTCAGTTTGACGTTGCAACGCAAAGCGATCAGACAGAGCCCTTTGTATGGACCGAGTTTCCCGTTGATGATGCGGCATTCATTGCCGAACATGGCTTCGCTAAGCCCACCACGTGGAGTGTTACCGGACTGATTACGGCAACCCCGTTTGACCCCTTCGCCCCCTCCATTGATCTGATTCGGTTGACCGATATGTACCAGGCCCTGCGGAACCTCGCGAGGGAACGGCAAGTAGTGCGGTTAGTTGATCGTAACGAGGTTAATGATTGCGTAATCTCCAATGTTTCGAGATCGCACAATCGGGATCAAGGGGAAGCATACGAAATCAAGATCGACTTTCAAAGCGTAGAACGGCCCCAGCTAGGGTCGGCTCAGATACCCCCGGCGCGGCTAAAGCGTAGAGTCAAAAGGCGCGCCAGCCCCGTTAAAAAGGGAGGGGCTAAGAGTGGCGCGGCCCCTAGCCCGAAAACAGTCAAGGCCAGCACACTAGCGCTAAAATTGGCGAAGGTAGCCGGGATCAAACTATGATCGAATTGACGCCTATAGAACCGGACGATCCCCAGCCGGTATACGATTACGAAGTGGAATTGGCCGGGATTATTTTCCGGGTTGTTCTGCTTTGGACAGATCGCGACGATAGCCCCGATCCGAGGGTCGGGAAGTGGTATCTTTCGCTTTTTGATAGTGACGATACCGCGCTGCTATCGGGTAAGCGGCTTGGGGTTGATGTTCCGGTCCTTAACCGGTACCGCGGAGCCTTTCCGGATGGGCAAGTAATGTTGCTCGATACGGAAAGCGAAGGGGCCGATCCCGGGTTCGATGACTTGGGGTTTAGGCACCGGCTGGTCTTTATCCCTAGCGACAAAATAGAAGCACCCGAACCGGCCGAGACCTTTACGATCGTCTAATGGCATTGATCCCGGAAGCCATAGTAGAGGTTAGGATCGGGCCCCCCGGTGCGTTGGGGTTGCGCATTGCCAAGCTATATATTGATTTTGACGTTAAGCGCGTTGCGGGGAGTACTCCGAATAAAGCCAGTATCAGCATTTACAACTTGAGCGAAAACCACATACGGCAAATCGAGAGACCTAGACAGGTTGTTCAATTGCTTGCGGGGGACGGTATAGCCGGTCAACTGTTTTTCGGTGATATCGCAAAGCGTGGGGTACTCACTAAGCAAAACGGACCGGATCGGGTTACCACGATCAAGGGGGCCGATGGTAGGCTAATTTTTAGGGAGGGGGTCTTTAGTCGGAGCTACTCTCCGGGGGCTACTAGAGACCAGATCATTACGGATATTTCAGCCGCGATCGGTGTAACTCGGGGCTTTACGGATCAACTTGAACCGGTGACTTTCCCTACCGGCTGGACCTTTAGCGGCAAGGCACGAGACGCATTAACCGAGTTACTAGAACCGGATGGGGTGGGCTGGTCTATACAGGATGGGGCGCTTGAGCTTGTGAAGTTCGGGAACGCCAAGCCAGGGGGGGCGATCCTGATTAGTGCGGCAACCGGTATGCGAGGATTTCCCGAGCAAACCGACAAGGGCGTAACGGTTCGGACAAAGCTAGATCCCAGGGGTAAACCCAACTCGGTGATTGTGCTGGATACCAAACGGTTGAAAGGGAACTACCGGGCCAAAGCAGTCAACCATAAGGGCAATAGTCGGCGCACCACCTGGGAGACCGAATACAAGGGGGTACCAAGATGAGTGAACGCGATATTGTTGAGCCCACAATGCTTGATCTGCTTAGTGCGTCAAACGATGCGGGGGCCAGTAAGATCAACGGGCCGATTCCTGGTAGCGTACAGTCCTACGATAAGACAAAGCAGATCGCGGACATTAAACCGGCTGTTCAAGTATGGCGAGACGGGACCTTTCATAGTCTCCCGATCCTTCGGGGGGTGCAAGTCGCTTTTCCGCAATCGGGGAACATTGCGATAACGTTTCCGCTCACCGTGGGGAGTTGGGGCGAAATCGTTGTTCAAGCGGCCGATATGAGCGAGTGGAAGGCTAACGGGGGTACTGATACCCCTGCCCGTACAAGGCGCCGATTTAGCCTCTCAGACGTCGTTTTCGTACCCGGTTTAAGAACGCTGAATAACCCCCTACCGGCTGGGGCGGTTGATGATGCGGCTTTAGTGCTTTGGGGCCCCTTGATTAAGTTGATTTCGAGTAGTGCGGCCAACGCGGTTGCCCTGGCTATAGAGGCGGACGCAAGGTTTGATGCTATCGAGCTTTTTTTAGCTGGGCATATGCACCCCACGGCCGCGCCGGGGGTACCTAGCGCCCCAACCGGTCCGGCGCCAAGCGGATCAAGCGTGGCGAGCACAAAGGTTTTGATTGATGAGTAGAGATTTTCACCTGGACCAAGCAACGCACGATCTGGTTATGGTCGGGGGTAACCCGGTTATGGCAGAAGGAGTCGACGAACTAAGGCAACGGGTCAAGGTGCGAGCCTTAACCCATCGGGGAGAGTGGCAATTTGACCTTGCGGTAGGGATGCCATACCGCGAGCAAATAATGGTCAAGAATCCCGACCTAGCGATCGTCAAGGCTACCATTGCAGCCGAGCTTATTACCATACCGGACACTACGGGGATTATTGCTAATGAGGTTGATATTGATTCGGGGAGGAATTTGTCTAACCGGATCGATATGGATACAGTGTACGGGCCTACCGGTGAAATCGAGGTTTAGCCAATGGCAGGTTTAGACGCCAGCGGATTGACAGTCAAACGACTAGACGAAATCAGAACCGAGATCGGTGATGATATCCAGGCAAGCCCCGAGTTTGGGGTTGATACCAATATCGGGCCCGATAGCATCGTAGGCCAAGTAATCGAGGCGGTAGCCGTTCCCCTGGCGGATAATTGGGACCTTTTACAGGTTATCTATGATAGCTGGGATCGCGATACGGCCGAGGGGGTACAGCTTGACAACCTGGTAGGGTTGACCGGTGTAGTGAGGGAACCCGCTAGCGCGTCAACTATCGAGCGCCTGGAATGGGCGGGAGTACCGGCAACGCTAGTACCGGCCGGAACGATCGCAAGGGTACCGGGAGGGGCGCAATTTGCCAGCGATGCGGACGCAACGATTGGGGGAGGCGGCACAGTCGAGGTAACCGCAACCGCAACGGCTACCGGGCCCCTTGAAGCGGCTATCGGTGCGGTTGATACAATCGTTACGGCGGTTGTCGGGTTGACCGGTGTAGACAACTTGACCGCGGCTATCCCTGGCACTGATATTGAGAACGATCCGGAACTTAGACTAAGGACCGAAGCGAGTTTTGCAATCGGCGGCCATGCAACCGATCAAGCCATTAGGGCAAGGCTTGAACAAATCGACGATATTCAGGCGGCCGTTGTGATCTCAAATCGAGCGCTTGCCACTGATAGCGAGGGGATCCCCGGTAAAGCTTTCCGAAGTGTGATTTGGCCCAGTGGGTTGCCTACCGTTAAGGAGCAAGAAATCGCGCTTGCGATATTTGACGAACAACCGGCCGGCATCTTCGCCGATGGTACCGAAGCGTTTACCGTTACGGATTCCAAGGGGTACTCTCAGCCGGTAGCGTTTAGCTATGCAACCGGGGTTCTAATGTGGGTTGAAATAGACGTTACGGCCGGGAGTGGATATCAAGGCGATGCGGCCGTTGATGCGGCTATCCTGGCCTACGGGTTGACCCTTAGCATCGGGGATAATGGCAACCCTACGGATCTGGCCTGCTACGTTAACGATAATGTGAACGGGGTTGACCATATGGTGATTAGGATGCAACGGGACGCACCCCCCGGGGGAGGGGACACGGTTCCGGTGGTTATCACGTTTACCGAGATCGCGCTTTTTGACTCCGCTCGCAATACGGTTACGAGCTAATGCCGCAAATCACCGACCATATACAGCGCAGCCTTGATAATATGCTTAGCCAGTTTGACGACTCCCCGAAGCTTCGGGAGTTGGTTTCGATTCTGGTAAGTCAAGCGCAAGATCTCGAGGACACAACGATCGAAGTCCTAGACGAACGGTTACTAGATGTAGCCGAGGGGGTACAGTTAGACGCGATCGGTAAGCTGGTAGGAAGGGATCGAATCGCTGGCGAAAGTGATGATGATTACCGGACCTTTATTAGGGTGGAGATTGAAGCGAACCGGGCCGATGGTAGGATTTATGTAATTTGTTCGGTGGGGTCGAAATTGGCCGGGGCACCTGTGATGTATACGCGGCGCGGGCAAGCGCATTACTCGGTGCAATGGGAAGTAGCCACACCGCAAACCGTGGCGTTCCTTCAAGAGGTTAACCGGGTTATGCGAAAGGTGCGGCCGGCTGGGGTAGGCCATGAGTTGATCGAAGGGGTATCCCCAGCGTTTAGGCTAGACGATCCGCTAGCGGGTTTGGACTTGGGCAAACCAGCCCGGAGAGTTGACGTATTATGAGCGAAACAGGCGGCAATAGACCGGATATTTCGGAACTTGATTGGAACACTGGGCCGGGGGCTAACCCGTCAACTCCCCCAACGGTTGGCAAAAAGCAAAGCGGTTGGGCGTTTCAAGACGAAGTACCGCACGATGAACTTAACTATAACTGGCAAGGGCAACGGGAAAACCTCGGCCACTTGCTAGCGCAGACCCCAAGGGAGTTTGACAACCTGTCCGAAGCGTTGCTCGTTTCGGCCGTTCCGCTCATTACTCCCGGGGACGTTATTAGGGTGCGACAGTCCGACCCCTTGCGCGCCATGGGGGATCAACAATGGAACGTTTTAGGCGATGCGGGGGCCCTAACGGTTACGGCGCTTGCAACCGATGGGGCGCGGGTCTATTACGGCCAAGCGGGCGGCCAAATCACAGCCGCCGATCCCGAAACCGGCGCAACCCTTTGGAAAGTTGTTACCCAACCCGAGCAACCGCTAGTAATGGAATCGGACGGGAAGTTTTTGTACGTGGGTCGCCAGGTGGGGGGCGCGGCTGATTTCTATATCTACAACGCGTCAACTGGCGCCCTGGTTTGGAGCGTTGCAACGGTTGCCCCTCCTAGCCTCTTAGCCGTCAATGGGCAGTATTTCGCATACCGCCAAGCGACTCTAGGGGTAGTGCGAATCTACTCGACTCCAGGGGGCGCGCCGGTATTGATCGGGGATGTAGTTATCCCAGGTCAATTGAACGCGTATGACCTAGCTATGTCGGCCGACTGGTTGATTTACACCGGGTTAAACTCTACGGATGATAGGCACGTAAGAGCGATCGACTTAGCGACGATTACCCCGGTTTGGGAAGTGTCCTACCCCAGCGTCAATGTCAACATACTAACGACTGGTTGCGTTACAGACGGGGATTTAGTCTACACTACCACCCAAGCCGAAAACTTGCATGACGGGACGCCTAGAAGCCTTTGGGCGTTTGAATTGCAGACCGGCCGCCTGGTATGGACAACCGATGTAAACGGGGCGGTTGATGCGCAAAACGTAGCGGTTGACGATCGCTACGTTTACGCAACCGACACCAATAACGATTTGCTGGTTTGCGAGAAATTCAGCGGAAAGCCGATTCATAGGCAAGCCGATATTTATTTGCTAGCAGTTGACGGGATCAAGCTCTACGGGTCCGATGCGGTAGTCACCGGTAACAATGTACGGGCCCATTTTCGTAGTAGGCCAAGCGCCGAGTTTGCTCGGGTTGATGCGGGGGATACGCAGCGGCGCCCCTTCCATAATTTGGCGGTTCCCATCGACGGGGAGCGACGAACGGCCCCCCGGGCCAGCTTGTATAGGAACCCAGATTTGAGTATGTACAAGGAGGATCTAGCGGTAGCGAGTACTACCGCGGCTTTCCCTGCCACTACTCAGTTTATGAGTTTGGTAACCCCTGAGATCCCCTCGGGTGATTACCTCCTACACTTTTACTATCAGTTCGCAACCGAGCCCCCTGGCCCCCCGGGTTCGATTTTTGTTGCTATCGATCTAGATAACGCTGGGACCGGTCTCTATATATACACACACGTCCAAGAGCCTACGGTTTCGCAACAACGGGAAACGGCAAGCGGGATCATTAGGCTTAGCCTAGGCGGCCAGCATACGATCGATCTAGACTTCGCTGAGAATATCGCCTTTGCCGGTAGCGTTACGATCTACGAAGCTCGGATGATTCTTGAAAGGATTGATACGGACAAATGAGCGTTTATAAATACAGCGTATCGGGTGATATTGCGTCCGGTAAATTGGACGTTTATACCCTACAGATCCAGATCGAATCGTCGGGGATCACTGTTACACCAAAGCACATTCGCAGGAAAGGCGACGATCTTTCGATCGTTTTTCCTGGCGACCTTTCGGCCGGAGATAAGACGTTGCTTGACAGTGTGGTTAGTAGCCATAGCGGAACGCCGCAAACGCGATCAAGCGTTATCGAGGTTAACGGGGTTAAATATCGGGCGGCCGATGTTAAGCCCGGGGCCGGCGGATTTACTATCACCTGGGAAGCGTTGCCATGAGTATTAAACGCATTGTTTACACAAGAACCGGGCGCCCAAATCCTGTTACATCTTTTGCGTATGCTTGGGATTCCCTACGCGGTAGGTTTGTTGTCTTCGGTGGGTTCGACTCATCCTTTACCGTGACAGGGGAAACATGGGAATACGATCCAGTAGAACACAAGTGGTATAGTTTTAGTATCGGCATAAGCCCCCCCGCTAGGCGATCTGCATCCATGGCCTTTGACTCGGCTCGTGGTGTCTGTGTAATGGTTGGGGGGCGCGATGCGGCCAGCGCGGTATTGGGTGACGCTTGGGAATGGGATGGGGTATCATGGGCACAGGTATTAGACTTGCCAGGGGGGGAGAAAAGAAACTCTGGCGGGCATGCGATGGCATATGACGCTAAGCGCGGAGTGTGCGTGTTAGTGGGCGGACTAGACGCCGCTTTCGCCATTACCGGGGACATATTCGAGTGGAACGGTGTTGCATGGGACGCACCCACCATTCCTGTTATTAAGCCTATTGACAGGGCAATACCGGTTGTAAGCTGGGATCCTAGGACGGCAAAACTGATTCTTAGTCATGGCTCGACCGGTTTCACCCTACCTGAGGTCTCTGATACTACCTGGCTTTGGGATGGGGCCCTATGGGAGCAAGTTGTATCCGTTGATACGCCCCCCGCACGGAGAAGGCACACACTTGTTTATTTAGGCCCTGGCTTAGGACACCTGCTGCACGGAGGACAGGGACCGGATGCACCGCCAAGCGGGGAATTTGTGGACGCATGGGTTCTTGGTCCTAACGGGTGGATGCAAAGCTTTGATTCTCCGTCAACACCACGATCTGATGGATCTGCCGTTTTTGCTAATAGTGTCGGCGCAGCAATTATGTATGGCGGGTTTATAATCGCAGACGCAACCGACAGGGTCGACGTTAGGGGAACATCCGGGTGGGCCGTCAAGGATGGGCCGGGACTTTCCTTTGACGATACCAAGATCGAATTAGACGGCGGTGCCCAACTAGTAGCGCCGTTTGCAACCGACGATCCATCGGTTACGGATTCCGGCGGAGTCAATGCGGAGGGGCTTATTTCTGCTGGAATGATCGCTACGGTTGCCGATCGGAATTGGAGCGATGCGGCCCCCGCAACCTCCCCAGCCGGTAGGGACGGATCGGCCTACGCTTACGATTATACTCGTGGGGTAGTAGTCTTATTTAGCGGTTTCACCGGGGCCGCACTACCAGCCGATACTTGGGAATTTAATGGCACGACTTGGGCGCAGGTTGTTACCGCTACGAATCCGCCCGGTTCTAGGGACGCCCAGTTGGTTTACGACGGCGCCAGGATCTTAATGTTCGGGGGGATGAGCGCCGCCGGTGTCATGTTCGGCGATACCTGGGAATACGATGGGGTAGATTGGGCGCTTCTGTCCCCCGCAGTGTCACCACCCGATCGGGCTTTTTTTCAGTCGAGCTTTGATTCTAGTCGCGGCAAGTGGGTAATTCATGGCGGCTTTAGATACGAGCCATTTCCGACCAAGATCCCCTACACTAGTACATGGGAATTTGATGGCACGACTTGGGCAGAAGTCGCAACGGACGGCCCGGGCAATCGCATTACCGCGGCAATGGCTTTTGACGTTCTATCTGGTAGGGTTGTTTTATTCGGGGGATCGCTTGCAGATATAACGCCAACTTCGCTATTTGCCGATACTTGGGAATTTAATGGCACGACTTGGGCGCAGATTGTTACCGTTGGCCCGTCCGCTCGACTATCAGCAAGAATGGAATACTCGGCCCGGGAGAATCAAATAGTCCTGTTTGGCGGTAGCGATCCAGCCGGAATAGAACTAGGTGATACCTGGACCTTCTCCAATGGCCAATGGACAGAGGTAGAACCGGCGGCAAGCCCACCAAAGCGGCAATCCCACATTCTGATATATGACGGATTGCGAATCGTTGTATTTGGCGGAGTGGACGTTACCACGCGGCTTGGTGATACGTGGGTACTACCGGATAGCGATAGGTTGACCCATACGCTGGCCATTGACGGTCAACTTAAATGGTGGAATGGTGTATCGTGGGTTGACTCGGATGGTACCGCGGCGCAGTCAAATGTGATTGCGGACTTGTCTGAGAATATGCCATCCCTTGATATCTCGGGGGGCGCTTTGGCGCAGTTGGTTTCCATCCTGAGATCCGGGGACGGTACTGTTACCCCGATCCTTCATCAAATAGATCTCGAGTTTGACTTTAGGGCAACCGAGACCCCTGGCCCCCGTGAGTGTATTGTCTATGGTTGGGTGAGATCACATGAAGGGGAACCGATCGCGGATGCGGCTGTTACAGCCAGGCCGAGCAACGGCGGTTACGAGCATGGCAACCACTGGGTAAGCGGCAACGCTCGACAAGCCCGAACGGATGCGGCCGGCTATTGGGAACTTTCACTAGTGGAAACCGAAACGGTAGGTCAAACGGTTGATTTTGTGATCTCAGCGTTGCTTGACTCGCCCAACTCCGGAACGGTTGCGGCCAAGATTATACCGAATATTAACCGGGTTGAATTTACGGACCTTTAGGGGGCGCCATGAAATGGCAACAAACTCTGATTTTCCTGATTACTTACCTGGTAGTGCCTACGCTGGCCGGGGCTGGGGCGCTACTTGAGCCCGCAATCGCTAAGTGGCTATTATTGGCCACTACGGTAGTCTCCGGGGCGGCTACAGCATGGGCAAGGCAATTGCCTAGTGTGAAGGGGGAAACGTCAAATGAGACCCATTAGAAGCGCTTTTCTAGCCCTGTTTCTGTGCATTGGGCTGTGCTCGTGTGGCTATAAGGGCTTAGTGGCCGGCTACTCGACGATCGTAACCGTCAAACAGGCCGGCAGCCATATCGAGGGTACACTAGCCAAGTGGCTAAGGGCCGAGACTGTCAAATGCGTTACGGCTATGGGCAGTCGGACCCCGGACGTTAAAAAGTGCTTAGAGCCCAAGGTCAAGATTGTGAAGGATTGGGGTAAGGCCAGGGCTGGCATCAATGCCGCGAATGAAGCGGCGTTTGCAGCCTTGAAGCTTTACCACGATATCCTTGACGGGAAAGCCAAGGGCAAGAAACCGGACTGGATCAAGGTCATAGCAAAGAGCGTCTGCGGGTTGCTTAAGGCGGCCGAGTCGCTAGAGGCTATCCTCCCCTCCATTGCGAAAGTCACCGAACCCCTTAAGGGGATCAAGGGGCTAGTGTGCCTATGAAACCCGAATCTATTACGCTGGCCGGTCTGATACTAGATGGGATCGGCACTATGGCGAAGATCCTAGCCAAGTTGATAAATGGAGGGGATCCTACCGAGCTAAGGAACCAACTCGAAACCGAGGGGGTTGTGATTAGTAGTGAGCCAACTGATACCGCTATCACCGAAGCGGAAAGCCACTATCCCGAATGAACCTCGAAACAGTCATAGCGCTAGTCGGGGCGATTGTGTTGCCAGCCGGTGCTATGATCTGGCGGTTGTCCGCTCAATTAACGCGGTTACGAACTGAGCAAACCCAGACAAAGGATCCGGAGCAATGGGAAACGCTGGCGAAAGACATAAGGGCTCTAAAAGCTATCGCGGAAGATACCCAAGAGACCCTAGAACGTCTGAGAAAAAGACAGCTAGAAGACCTGGAATCAGCGATAGCCGATATGGGAAAAAGCGTAACCGAATTGACGAAGATCATAAGCTCGCTAGCCCTGAAAGTTGTTCGGTAGCCGCGCGCAAGGTTACCAGCGATCTGCAAAAGGCTTGCGAGGAAATCCGACTGAGGCTATCCCAGGGCGCTTGATACCCCCCTTGTCAAGCCTCCCGTAGCGGTTGGGCCCCCTCCCGTTGCCCTAAATAGGGGGTTTAAGGATCTATTATGAGCACACTCAGGAGGGGCGACAAGGGCTCCAAGGTTACATCACTGCAAATCCGCCTTGCCGCGCTTGGGTTCAACATTGCCATTGACGGTGATTACGGACCCCAAACGAGGGGCGCGGTTGTTAAGCTTCAAGAGTTTCGGTGCGTCGCCCCAACGGACGGGATATTCGGACCCATGACAGCCGCCGAAACCGAGAGGTGCGAGGCTAGGGAGTGGAAAGCCGGCCAGCCCTGGAAACATGAAACCGGGGTTATGGTATACGGTTGGCGCCATCCAATCGTGGGCCGTATCCCCTCCTTTGGTGGCAAAATCTCGAGCTTCGGCGGCCCGGATGACAAGGGGGATCGGTTGTATGGGCAAGCCCTGATTAGTGCGAGTAACGTCTCGGACCTTTACCGCCGCTACCCTGAGCTTGTAGGCCCGGTGTTTCGGCCGGGGCTATCAGACCCGTTGCCACAAATCGACGGTATAGTCTACAGGGGGCCCAAGATCTCCCGTGAGACTAAGCAGGCTGGCATATCTTGGTGCCTAGACCCCAACGGTCTGTACTGTGCGGCCCGTTGGTCTTATGCACATTGGCCACGCTACCGCGGTAGGCCAGACTCCCGGGCCGTTCGGTTGCTTGTAGGCCAGGGGGATCGCTTCGGGGTTGGGGTTCCAACCGACTGGGGGCCGGCAAAGCGCACTAAGCGCGACTATGATTTGTCCCCGGGTTGGATGAAAAAGATCGGCGCTAGGACTGATTCGACCGTATGGGCCCTTTGGGCTGCGAATGATTACCCGATCGGGTAGTAAAACCCATGGCCCGACTCGAACGGGCTGGCATCCGGAGCTAGAAGTAGACACGCCGCGCATGGGTTCCCCGTCTTCTTTCCGGGGTGTCAGGCCACTTGTGATCAACGGTTGCCAAGCCGATCCTTTACCGGACACTTTAAGGCCTTGCGGGCGGCTAAATAGGCCCGGTATAGCTTCCGGGTGTAGCCGCAAGGGGATAGGCGCGGGCCCCCGTTAAAATGCCCATATCGGGCTATCCGACCTCCCCCGCCCGCCGGCCCGGTACGCCCTTGCTCCACGTCTTGTAGTTCGATTCAACTTTAGCGATAGCAAGCAACAAAGCGGGGTCAAAACCGCTTCGCTTGTATTCTAGGTGTATTGCCTTGCCTAGCTGTTTAGCTACGGTCCGGCGGTACTTGCCGCGCAGGAATACGGCCCGGTTTTGTATGGCCGCCTGGACCTTTGGCGCGGTATAGGTGCATTGATTGGGGAGCACAGAAATCAGACTAAGTGCTAGCAGCATGGGAACCCTCGAATAATCGTTGGAGCACAGCCGATACCATGGCGGGATCTTTGCTGCAAAAAACAAGGCGAATCAGCATAGAGACTGAAACCCCCGCCTTAATGGCGGCCGCTTGCAGTTCGGTTTTCTCATCTTCGGTAACTCGGATTGTGATGCTTACGTCTCGCATAGTCAAAACCTCCAATGCGCAATGTACTAACAATGTCTAACAATGTCAATACATTGTATTGACACGGTTAGCTAACCGTGTTAATTTGACACGTCCGATAGGGGAACAATCTACCAACAGAAAAGGAGCCAAAGAGTGAAAGTAAAAAAGGCAATTTCGGTGAAAAGGGGGCGCTACCCGTTGGTTTGGACGCCGTACCACGGGGAGTGGGTTTGTTATATTAGGCACCTAGCTAAATGTATTGGATGCAATACAAAAACTCTTGTGGAAAAGGCCAAGGAATTACCGAGTTTGACTAGAGCAATCCCGCATCCGCACTTGGACGATATCAAAAAACTACTCGCGATTGACATTGGCATTTATCCGTCTGTCGTGAACTTTTGCACGCTCGGTTTTCTAAAGAAACTCTCGGACGGTTGGGTCAGTGAGGCTCACAATGAAAACGCAGAAGAAACCTACAAGCTAAGCCGCAAGGCGATCAAGCTACAAGGGCCCCTAGAACAACCCAAGCCGAGGGTTGCGCCGAAACCCAAACCGGAACCCAAGCAACTAGAACTTTCGTCCGCGAGTGAGCTTGATGCTCCCGTTTCTCTTGTTTTGAGTAAATACGGATTCCTGAAAAGGGTTGCTAGAATGGAGGCCGCACTAATCGCAATGGCAAGGGAGTTAGGAACACAAAAGATTGTGGATTACCTGGAATACAGAATCGACGATCTGGGGGCGCTGTAATGGCAAAAGGCAAAAGGCGATCAATGTTCGACAGGAAAAAGACAAGGTGCGACAAGTGCGCCGCTATAAGCTACGGGAGCAACCCGGGGAGTAAGCATCGCAAGTGCCCAAATGGGCAGAAGCAACCGCTAAGCGGAATAGTCAAGGGGCGCGGAATATGGCACCCCGCGGGATAATCACCAATTCTTCGAGTACCTGTTTCAGGGATTGCCCGAGGAAGTACCTCTATAGGTATGAGAGGGGGCTAAAGCCAGTCAATAGAAGGGAATCCCCGGCGCTGCTAGTAGGTACGGCGGTGCATAGCGCACTTGACATATTGCACACCTATGAAGGCGCGTTTCCGGTTGCTCTAATGCGAGAGGATTACGGGCTGACTGATAACGACCTTGTCATTGTCAGTGCTATGCTCACGTCTTATGGCCAACGTATGGAGATACCCAAAGGGGTATGCGAAACCGAGTTCAACGAGTATCTAATTAACCCGGTTACCGGCCGCACAAGCCGATCGTTCCGGTACTGTGGAAAGGTCGACATGATATCCGGTTCGGACCTTTGGGAGCACAAAACCGCCTCGCAAATTACCGGTAGCTACCTTGATAAACTTTGGACTGATAGCCAAATCATCGGCTACGTTTGGGCAATGCGTGGTAAGCAGCATATTGGGCGGGTTGTCTACAACGTGCTACAGAAGCCACGGCTAAGGCGCAAGGATACCGAAGCGATCGAAACCTACGCTAAGCGCGTAGCGAAGTGGTACCTTGAAAAGAACCGCTTTCACCGGGAGCGGATCATAGTCGGGGGTCAAATGGTTGCAACCTGGCAATATGACCTATGGGCCGTTACTCAGGAAATACTAAGGGCTCGCAAGGTCGGCTTTAGGCGCAATACGGCCCGATGTTTTGACTGGGGCCGCGCTTGCGCATACTTGCCGGTTTGCCAAGCGGTCAACCCAGAAATGGTACTTGAGATCGAATACGAGGAAACCGAAAGACACCCGGAATTATCCGAGGAAACCAAACGGGAGAAATGAAATGAATGACGAACTAATCGGCAAATGGGTGATTGTTACCACCGAGTACAAGGGGGTTTATTTCGGCAAGTTGGATAAATTCGCAAACCGTCAATGCGTTCTTTCGGATGCGCGCATGGCTATCTACTGGGGTACAACCCATGGCGTTGATCAACTTGCCAATACTGGGCCGACCGAGAAAAGCCGTCTTGGGGCCTTGGCTAAGAGGGTTTGGGTTTGTGGAATAACCTCTGTTTCGGTATGTACTCGCTCAGCCGCGAAAGCCTGGAAAGATGCGAGGTAATGCGAGGTTTTCCCCTTGCGCTCTTATTAGTCTGGGTACTTGTCGCAGCGGAACAATGCGCCATGCGTCCAAACTAGGGTTAACGGGGATTCACCCGCACGAGCTACCGCGAACAATTGGCGCGGATGATGTAGAGCACGCTCTAAAGGCCATGGGCAGCGATGGCTATGGTTATGGCGATGGCTATGGCTATGGCAATGGCTATGGCTATGGCGATGGCTATGGCGATGGCTATGGTTATGGCTATGGCTATGGCTATGGCAATGGCTATGGCTATGGCGATGGCAATGGCTATGGCGATGGCTATGGCGATGGCGATGGCTATGGTTATGGCTATGGCTATGGCTATGGCAATGGCTATGGCTATGGCGATGGCAATGGCTATGGCGATGGCAATGGCTAAACCGGAGAAATAAGATGTATCAACCAGATTGGGAGAAGTGCGGGGCTTGCGGCGGATGTGGCCAAGTAGTTACCAAAGATGACGGGGGGCTAGATCCCTGGTTTGCGTGGGCCGACTTGCCGCCCGGTTCTAATATTGCTGTTATGGTTGGGCTCGTAAGCCCATCCCCTTGCCCAAACGGGTGCCCAATAGACCCCACCTGCTAACCGGGAGAAATGATGCTACCGACAGAAAAGACCAAACCGACAGACAACCCGCTAGCGTACTCTACGCTTATCTATGGACCCACCAAAGTGGGCAAAACCACCTTTGCCGCACAAGCCGACAACGCGATCTTCCTCGCTACCGAGCCAGGGCTAAACGCATTGGAGGTTTATCAGATACCCTGCCCAGACTGGCCTACCATGCTAAAGGCTTGCGGGGAATTGGCCACCAAAGATCACAAGTTTTCTACCGTGGTAATTGACACGGTAGATAACGCCTATCAGTTCTGTATGGAGCACACTTGTAAGCAAATGGGAATAGCGCACCCGAGTGACGCGGCATACGGAAAGGGCTACAGCGCCGTCAATAATGAGTTCAAGCGCGTTTTGCTCAAGTTGTCGCACTTGCCGATCGGGCTAATCCTGATTAGCCATTCCCAAGAAAAGAACATAGAGACGAAAACGGGGAGCTATTCCAAAATCACTACCACGCTACCCGAATCGGCCCGAAAGGTCGTTATCGGCCTTATGGACTTGGTACTCCTTGCCGAGGTAACCGCGGACAAAGACAACCCGCAGCGGATACTCAAAACCAAACCGTCCGTTGCCTACGATGCGGGGGATCGCACCGGCCGCCTCCCCGATACCTTGCCCCTTGATTATGCGGCGTTCTACGCGGCGTTCACCCAAGCTCTAAAACCCCAAACGAAAGGAAGAAAAACCAAATGACCTATAATTATGATGACGCTCTAGCGGGAGCCGAACTACCAGAGAACAGCGGCGGAAAGGTCCCACCTGGCGATTATCAAGCGGTTATCACCCGGGCCGTAATCCGAGACCAAGAGGAAACTTTTGACGAACATCCCCAGCTGTCCCTATATTGCCAGATAGTCGAAGGGGCGCACAAAGGGCGTATGCTGTTTGTCAACAATAGTTTCAACCCCGAGCACATCCGATGGCTCAAGTTGACCTTGACTCGGCTAGGCCTTGACCCGCTCCCGTCCGCTTCGGATATCCTTGAGGGGGATGCCCGGGAGGGTATGTTGATGCGGGTTGTTGCCCTAACCGTAGCCGTCAACAAGAAAAAACCACAGTATACCAATACCTATTTGAACCGTCTTCTAAGCGCGGAATTCGAGGGGGATTTACCCGGTTCCGATGATAAGGAGATCCCCTTCTAAGTGATTCCAACCCTTGCGGCTGGGCTGTCTACGCAATGTCTGAGAGGACCGAAAGCAGAGTCAAAGCAGCCGCAAGGGTTGGGCTTGAGAAGTTCCCCTCTGTACTCCCTAGCACCCGGGCGGACTGCATCGATATACCTCGGCCTTGCCCCTACGTTTCATGTAGGCACAACCTATACCTTGAAGTCACCACAACGGGCGGAATCAAGCGACTTTGGCCTACCCTAGAACCGTGCGAAATGTGGGAATCTTGCGCCCTAGATGTAGCCGAATCGGGGGCCCTTAACCTAGAAGAAATAGCCTCTCTAATGAACCTCACACGGGAGCGAGTTAGACAAGTAGAGATCGGCGCACTTATCCAGGTAAAGGCCTTACTTTCAGAGCATGCCAAGGATTAAAACGACCATATCAGAGGCGGTATTAGCAGCCCTAAGGGCGGCCGCTAAGCACAAGGGGGTATCGGTCTCCTTCCTAGCTGGGATGCTCATATCAGCCGGTTTAGACAACGTTAATACAAGTGACCCACATGTTAATACAACGTCAATACATATGGGTCACATGTCTGTACAACGTAAAGACATGTGGGTCACATGTACAGACAATGTAAATACAAGTGACCCACTTGTTAATACGCAAAAAGTAGCGGATAAAGCCGATAATGGGGCGGCTGGCCCCCATGGCCCTACCCCTGGACTAATATATAATAATATACTCAGTACTTCCGGTTCCGGATCTGGAGATCTGGAGAAACCTAGAGAGAGAGAGAGAGATAAAAAGTTGTGGGTACAACGTCAATACACGGAAAACGGACCGAAACCGGAACCGGAAACGCGCAAGCTCTCTCTCTCTCTCTCTCGATTTGGGATCGCTTCGCTAGGGGGGAAAGGGGAATCGGACCGGAACCCGGAAGCCAGTATCGCCACGCTTGAGCTAATCAGCGAAATGAACGCCCTTAGTGGCCGCAATTACCGGCCCGATGCTTGGGTTATGGAGGTAGCCGCGCTACTTGCCAAAGGCTACACACGGGCCGACCTATTAACCGTCGTTAATTTCCTAGCCGAGGAGTGTCGCGAGTCAGGCAACTGGAAATGGTTTAAACCGGACACCATACTCCGCCCCCGCAACTTTAAGCGGAACCTCGAAAACGCCTTAGCCCAAACCGCAACCCCAACCAACGAAAGGAGCAACTATTATGAGTGAAAGCAAAGACAACCTAATCTCAGCGCTTGAGAGTATCGCCGATCTGTCTAAGGATCTTGGTGAGGGGGCCCCTCCTAGTTTTGCACTAGGGTGGGCCGTTGGGATCGCAAGTATGGCCCTACTTATCGAGCGCAACGAACAAAAGGGGAAAGACAGTGAGTAGTGAAGACCTAGAATCCCCGGACTGGATAGCCGGCTTACGGCAACGCGTAGACAACGGGGAGATAACCATAGCCGATGAATTCGACTTACCCGAATCCCCCACCAATACAGAGAACCGACTTCTCAAGGGGTTCAACGATGATATAACCCGCAGGGGTCTCGGTCGATACCACGCGGATTTCCTAGATCTCGCAAGTGGCAAGCTCACGGCTAACGCCCTTTGGCATCAATTTACCGTTGCGTGGGCTGCTAGGCGGCCGTGGGATTCGTTTCTCCTACTCGGTGGGGAGGGGGTAGGTAAATCGGTCTGCGCCCTGGCGGCTTGCCACTCTGTAGCAATGGCTGATATGGGCTGGGGTTGGATTGATGCGGTACAAATCGTTGAATTCTCAGATAGCCGCACATTCGATCGCATAGACGCGCTAAAGCGGGTTCATCTATGCGTAATTGATGAACCCCAAGATCTAATACAAGTCGGCGGCAAGTACCTCGCACTACTGAAAGCCGTACTGCGCTATCGCTACCGGTCCGGCGCCCCTACAATCTGCTGTAGCGCCCTAAACAAGCGCGACCTTTCCAAGAAACTAGGGGCCGATCTAGTCTCTCAATTTGAGGTAGCCATATCATCGGCCGAACCCTCTAACCGCCCCAGCATAGGCGAAAAGGAACGCGCTATCAGACTACAGGCAACCCAACCCGAGCCCGGGCATCCGGCCTATATGCCTTGGAACAAACAACGTATCGAAGATTTAGAGCATTGGGAGCGACCGCGGTTAGTACTAGGGGAGGAAACAGAATGAGTCATACAAAAATATACAGGGTTCCGGCCGCTGGCCCGGTATCGGAACACTCTAGGTATCCTAACTCATGGGGAAGCGCCGCTTATATTTGGGTTTCTTTGTGCAATGCACACTATGGGTTGCCCGGCTGGTCTAGCCTACCTGATATTCAGTTACTATGGGATTTGGCTAAACACCCCGCGGTTCCAAGGCATCAACAGATTGCGCTGAAAGCTACTTTTGACATGGTTATGGTTAGGCGTGAAAACCTAGGCGAGGTAATCGAGGCCTTCGGAATGTTTTATAGAGACTTTCCGCCGGGGGATCATGCTTGTTCCATTCCAGCACAGTCTGAAAACCTTAGGGTTTTATTTCAAGACCCTGACTGTTTTGCCGTATGTTGGCAACAAACCACTACATGCAGATATCTTTGGCAAGTACCGTACAACGAGGATTCGAGACCCTACGACTTGGCCAGGGATGAGGGGCACTGGTTTCTTTTTGACGAGGAAAGCAAATGAGTACGCAACACCTAGCGATCGGGTATGAAATCCCGTTCGCTCTAAACTCGGTTAACGACGTTGATCGCATTCACGAGCGGGCAACCCCTACTCAACATATTATTCATCGGTCCGACGAGCATAATTACCCGTGGGGTGTATTTCCTGCTGGGGATGTTCTACAGCGTTCGTTGCCCCTCGCACGCTTCAAGCGCCTAGAAGACGCGATCGGCTATGCGTCCTACAAGGAGTCAATCAAAATCTACCGGCGCCGCTGCGATACCCTACGGAAGCGCCTAAACGAGCTTGAACAACTTGAACTATTCGAAGGGGTGCCCGAATGACTTGCCTAGCGCCGGTCCCTAGTCTGTCAGTCTATGCCGCATCCGCTGGCCTTTACGCGCTTGCCACTGTGGTCTGGGCTGTAGTCATATGGGGCGCATCATGAAAACAAGGCGGCAAACACCTATGCTAGCACGCGCGCATTGGGAAGCGGGTTTACTAAAATGCTCGTGCGGGCACCCGTTGCTTGCAGTACCCGAAGGGGAGTTTGCAGATTGGGGGATCTACTTCGCTTGCGGTAACTGCTATCGGGTCTATTCGCTCAAGATATGCGATCGCAAGGTCCGGCCCGATCAATTTTACGAGCCCCTTAACACCGTAGTAGCGGATGACCCATGAATGCTGGCGATATAGTGGACCGATTGCGAGACTTGGCGGATAGGCTGGGGGAATTAACCGCCCCCGCAAAGTATGACCTAAGCCTGCGAAGGGATGATGGCTGGGTGATTCTGGATGAACTTAGGCCCGGTGCTATTTTTGAGACAATGCGCGGGATAATGGCTGTCAAGACCGAATACCGAGCCAAGGCCCAATGGTATTGCCATCTATTGGCGTCCGGGGAGTTCGCACATTTTGCCGAGGGGGACAAAACCCTTATAAGGGAGTTGACCCCGGTAATTGAGGGTGACCCATGAAACACGCCAAAGCATTCAATGTACTTGGGATCGATCCTGGTAGAACGGCCGGGGCTTGCCTACTGCGTTGGGAGGGGAATGATTGCCGCGTAATCATAGCCGAGACGGTAGGGTCAAATGCTAAGCCTTGCGATGGGTCCTATGCGTTCGGTTTTTTTCAGAATCTCGAGACTCATAAACCGGGATTCTGCGCTACCGAAGATCAGTTTATACCACCGGGCAAACACTCTAGGGCTATGGCGGTAGGGTCGTTAGTAACGGCCGCCCATGCTGGGGGCTGGCGATACTTGGCCCGATCTAAGGGCTGGGCAGTAATGGACCCCATATCGCCGGCCCGGTGGCGTAGGGGTATCTACGGGCCGCATAGGGTGCGAAAGCGCGACGAATACAAGGCGGCCGCTATACTACAGGTCAAGCTACTTTATGATTTGGAGTTAGGCCACGACTGCGCGGAAGCGGTATTGATTGCAACGTATGCGGCTAGGTCCTTAGCATTAGGGATCCGGTAACCATGCTGCTACGTGAGATAACGGGGTTAACGGACGCCCAAATGGCAACCGTTGCCACCATACCGCCTCACTTTAGGCTTGCCTACGTAAAGGGGTGCAAGGGGTCTAGGGCTATGGCCATCAAAGCCTTCTGTCTGGAATGTCTGGGATACGAACGTTCCGCGATTCGCGATTGCCCTTCGGGCGGCTGTGCCCTTTGGGCTTTCAGACCATACCAACGGAAACGATAACCAACGGGAGAAACGAAAAATGGGAATCCAGGGTAGCTATGTTTTTTACTGTGATCATTGTGGCCTACTGGGGGCGCTCTGCGAGCAATCTATGGAGGGGCTTGATTCAGCTTATTTTAAGCTTGTACATATTGGATGGCATATCACGTTAGGGTCCGATGCGGGCCCAAGGGGGCCGGCCCGCGTCTACTGTACGGACTGTGCCGAGCATTGCCCATGCGAGGAAAAGCCGGAACCAAAGCGCGACGATTCGGTTGATGCCTTGGGGTATTTGGCGGAGTGTATCAAGGCGAAGAAAAAGCGACCCTACAAGCCGCCAACCGTTACAACCGTTAGCGCGCCTAAAGCACCGAAGGGGGAAAATTGAGAAACGACCGGCGCGAATTGTTGATTGCCCTTGTTGGCACTATGTTGCTTTGTGTCGCGCTGATACCGGTAGCCAAGGGGTTTAGGGCGGTATACGGGGATTGTACCTGGAATGTAGTGACTGAGTATTACGGGGATCGGGAGGTACCCGAGATTTATTTAGACGTGCCAAGCGGCTGGCAAGAAATAGGGAAGGAGGGAAACGATTGGTATAGCAAGGTCCGGCTATGGGTACATAACCCCGAGTCAACCTATAGGGTAGCCTTGCTAAAGTGTACCCTTAGAGTAGGGGACACGATAACGCGGTTAACGCGGTTACTTGGTAGCGTGCCACCGAAGCGATCGCTAATGTACCGCCTCAAGTTTAGCCACGGTACGCACCCCGGGGACGTTAAGGTATACCTCCCGGAATGTGAGATACTGTAATGCTGTGCCCAGTATGCAACGGCAAAACCAGGGTTATAGACAGCCGGCCCAGTGGCTCTAGGGTTTACAGACGTAGGCTATGCGAATTAGGCCACAGGACCACAACGCACGAGCTAAGTGATGAATCCACCCTATAGCGAGGCTTGGGAGTTTGTCATTGGTTGTACCCACCTGGCTAGAGTTACTATAGCTCTGCTAAGGCTGGGGTACCTTGCGTCAATGGCTCGCAAGGCATGGCTGCAAAGGCATCCGCCTAGCGTGTATGTACTAAGTCGGCGGCCAAGCTTTACCGGAGGCGGTACGGATGCAACGGACTATGGGTGGTTTGTTTGGGGCGATGGTAACCCCGGAAGGCTGAGCGTGATATGAGAGCAATGGGAGCACAGGGGAAGCGTAAGCAGTGGAGCGACAAAGAGATCGCTATAATGTGCAAGATACTTCGGGAGGAAGGGACGGTGATTAAGTCCATAAGCCGGATTAGCCATGCTGTTAAGTGACGCACTACTCAACATACTGTGGTGAATGCGCTACGCACTAGGGGTTTGTCTGCTAGCGCTGTAGCTAGGGGTCAACAGAGCTATGAACCGGCCAATAAGCGTGCCAAGCCAAATGCCGTGCCAAGTGAGGGTAGGGGGGCGGGGGGTAAAGACGTCTAGGTGTAGATTCTAGCCGGTG